ATTGCTTCTAAAAATTCTCTACTTACTGCGGTTTCCGTATCTATTAGTACTGCAACACCACCCTTCTTTTGGGTTTCTGCTAAGAGATGGGCGGAGAGCAGAGATTTTCCACTCTGCTCTAAACCCGTAATCTCACTAATACGACCAACCGGCAAACCGCCATAAGGACGATTTGAAATTGCCACATCTAACATTGCGTTACCCGTAGATAACCAATCTTTAACGTTAGTAGGTGCATCCGTACTATCGTCATCTAAGAAATAGGCAATCTTACCATCCTTATTTTGTTTGTTGAGAGTGTCAGCGAGTATGCTCGCTAAGTCTTCTTCTCTTTTGGCCATTGTAACTTTTTTAATTAGTTGTTGAATAAATCATCGAATGCCGATGCTACATCATCTTTTGGTGCTGCTGCTTTTGGTGCGGCAGGTGCTTCAGTTTCCCAAGGCAAATCTCCACTAATATCAGATGTTCCACCTAAATCTACCGATGGTTGTGGTTTTACTTTAGGAGCTTGTTTAGGAGCTTCTAATTCTTCAACTACACTATCACTATCAGTAGATGCTACTGCTGATGGGTTTAACCAAGTTTCTAATACACCTTTTAATTCTGAATAAGATAATTCTGAATATACTTCGGTAATATCTTTTTGATTTTCCAAAATAGTTTGAATTGCTTCCGGCGAATCAGCTACCTTTGTTTGAGCTGGCTTAACACGGATTGTAGTCGTTGGATATGATGTACCTGATTCTTCAGCTGCAACAATTTCCAATACGATATCTCTACCATTCAATGGGTTTGTGATATCTCCGTAATCCGGGTCAGCGATGTAACCTAAGATATCCTGGTAAACGGTCTTACCAAATCCCCAAAATTTAACACCTTCGTTTTCTTTACCTCTTACAATAACAGGTGCGAACGTTCTCAACTTTGGCTCCATTTTCTTACCTGCTTTCCAATCATCGGTATCGCCTGTACGTTTAAGTTTTTCTGCAAACTCAACAATAGGGTCAGGTCTACCAAACGAAATTGGAGATAGATAAGTTTTGTTATTAATGTTGTAGTGAAAGTAAAGTTCAATAAACGGGATGTCTTTGTTGAACTTGTAGGGAACTAATCTAATTTGATGTTTTCCCGGTGTTGGCTTCCAAAGTGAATCTGATTTTTTGGAAGTGTTTTGTAACGAATTAAATCGTTTCAAGGCTAATGAAATGTCCATTTTTCTTTTGTTTTAAAGTTAATAATTGTTTTTAAAGTTTAGGTGTATATCGATATTACCTATATCTAAATATAACCTTTTTATCTTTTGTTGTATCAAATGTACAACTATTTTTTTAATTTTCCAAATTATTTTGCCCATTTATTTCGAGTCACCAATTGAGAGATAACTGAATAAACTGCGAGGTCTTGATAGGTATCTTCGATTGATTCCCCCACTTCATCCGGCGCACCTAATACTACCAATTGTTTCAATCGTTGAATCTTATCATTCTTTCTGAACCATAGCCCACTTAATGATAATTTGATATCTTCCTTGGTTTGGAGTGCCGTTCCTACGGAAATATTTCCAGTTCCATAGTTTCTTTGCTTTTTGCAAAATGTAGTGTACATCTCATCTAAGATGTTTTTGAATTCTTCGCACGTTTGTGGATAGGTTTCTTCGCAATATTCGATTGCAGTTTGTTCTTTGATTTCCGACATGATTAATTTTTATTTGTTTCTATTTTATATTAGAACAAATATAATAAATTAATTCGGAATTTCCAAATTAAAAAGTATTATTATTTAAAATCAGATAGATTTAAACTTTTGAAAACTTTTGTAGGGATTTTTTTGTAGCCGTAGTTCGATGTGGTAATTATAGAATTTCTATAATCTTCCCAATCTAATTGATATGAATTATCCAATTGTCCACCTGTCTTAGATTTAATAACTTCATTTAAGGCGTTAATTGTATAGATGGTATTTGATTGCTTTTTTCTATGAACTAAAATAGTTTTCCATTGAGAATCGATTGGAGATGAACCTTTCTCCACATTAAATGTAATAAATAAATCATCCTCCTTTAATCTATTTTCTAATATAAAGATATTCGGATTTATTAAGACATAACTTTGTATTACAAATTGTAATGATATATCCAATTCTGCTCTATATGTAAACAAACATAAAAGTTGTGTATTCATTTTTGGGTTTTATTAAGCCTTTAATAAGTTTTTAGGAAGTGATGATTCAATGTGTGATGGATTTTGATTTGTAGGAGTTCCGGTAACACAACCTGTTGTTTCATCTTCTGTTGTACTAAATCCTGGATTGTGGTGAGGATTCATATAACAAGGTTTACTTACACCATCTGCGATATCATCAATAACTCTTACAGAAACACCATTTTTATCTTGGTAAACTTCTTCATTAAAGTTTGAATATCTGGTGTATTTTACATCTCTGTTATTAACAAATGCTGTCATTTGCTGCATTATGTGGTGCATTCTAACAGCTTCTTCAAAGTTTTTACGATTAGAGCCTTTACACCTCGCAACATCTTTCAATGCTTTACCCAATATAGCATCTCCTTTTTTAGTTCCAACTACATTTAATTGCTTAGCTTCCTCTTTAGTCATAATACCGGCTTTTATAGCCCAGTTCATAAAATCGTTTAATTCACTTTTAGTTTTAGTTATTGAACTATTTGGAATATTTAATTGCTCATTTTTATTTTTAGGATATACCAACCCGTATATAGATTGAATACCTAATAATCTTTTTTGAGTTTCTTTATTTTTATAATTTGTTTGTAAAATTTTATTATAGTTGGCAGACCCACCACCACCTTTATATTTAACACTCAATCCGCCAACGTATGTTACACTAACTTCATATAATTGTAAATTTTCAGCAATAGCTTGTTCAAGCGTTTGTCCCTTTTTTGGCTTTATACTAAATTCATCAGGTAATACAATAATATCTGCGGTTTGAAAATTTTCAGATGCTGGGAAATATACCTGCTTACCTTCTGCTAAAAATTGTAATCCTGCTTTCATTTCAGCGTAATCAGCTACGGCATCTTGAAAGTCTGTTGAATTAGCCATATTCATCAATAAACTATCTAATTCTTTTTTATATTCTTCTCTAGCTGTTGGATTAGTTTGTAAATCATATTTAGAATTGAATTCTTTCAATTTATTTAAAGAATCGAATATTTTTTTATTTTCTGGTTTTTCTAATAAATTACCTTTACCAAAAGTTTCAGCATATTTATTTAATTCCTGCTCAAACATTCTAACACTACCTTCTATAATGGTATTTATGGTTTTTCTTCTACCTTTTGGGGTTGCAACATCTCCAAAATTAGTCATAGGTATTTTTCCAGCAGGAGTAGATTTTGATGCTGCATCTGCTACATCATTTATTCGTTCATTATATGCTTCAGTTTGATATAATGTTTTTAGTGCCTGTTGAGCTGCTTTTTCAGGGCTCATACCAGCTTTAATATACGAATCTCTTAATGCTTTTTCGTTTGGTATAGCTTTATACGTTAACTCTATATCACCTATTTTTACCCCTTTTTTTGTTTTAGCTATATTAACAATGGTAGTTGGTTCATTAGGATTTATAGATTGAGCCACTTTAGTTGGAGTAAATACTTTTTTTCCAACTGCTCCCTCCGATGATTTTCCAACATTTAATTTATTTGCTAATGCGAAATCTTTAACAGTATCAGCCATTGGTACATTCTTTTCAGCAATCATTATACTATCATATCCTTGCTGTGGATGTCTACCTACGAATTTTTTAGCAAAATATATTTTAGTAGTACCACTCTCCATATTCGTAACAAGTTTACCAACCTTATTGAAATTTTGAGCCTCTTCTGCTGATAATTTTTCTCCTTTAAATATTTTATCTAAAATCTTTTGTGCGGCTTTTCCATTAACTTTAACGGGCTTACCACCTGCTCCTGGTTCACTTAGTAAGTTTATATTTCCAGAAGAATCTATTAAATTAGCTAATACTTTTTGAGAAGCCACTCTCTTATCATCGATAAACTTTTCTCTTGCGGCATCATTACTCTTTTTTGCTGTTGAAAATAATGCATCTTTAAAAGAGCCTTTATCATCTTTCTTATCCGATTTATCTAATCGTTTTTCGGCATCAGTTACCTTAACATTAGAAGGGGTTGTAGATTTTGGGTCATCCTTTTTATTAGGCCACAAATTTGGCTCTTCAGGCGTCTCATCATCTACTATATCAAAATCATCTTCGGAATAACCATTTGTACCTATAAGTGCAAGTGCTTTTGTATAAGCAGATTGAGCGCCAGGTGATTTATTATCCTTATACGCTAGAGCAGTTGATACTTTAATATCTCGTTTAGTATCAGAATTTCTAACTGTTTTATTGAGAACATCTTTTTTTGATATTTGAGCCGGTGTTTTAGCTTTTTCTCTCAAACTATTAATTGCTTGAGAATTGTACACACGATTTTCTTCTAAGATGATAACCAATTCATCTAAGTGTTCTTCGTTAGTTAAATCAACTATTCCGGTTGAAGTTCTGTAACTTAATTCCAATAATATTTCTTCGAAATTTGGAGTCATTTATTTTGTATATTTTTTCAGCATTGATGTTAGTTTTGATGATTCGTTTTTATCACCATCATCCATTTGAAGTTCTTTCTTATGTTTCTTAGCAATAGCTGTCATATATTTTACAGCATCATCGCCTGATTTGAAAGATTTATCGTACTTACCTGCTAACTTAGCTGGGTCATTACCATATGTAGATTCTAAACTTACTCTAAATTCATCAGGTTTACCATAATCATCGTTGCCACCAATATACAATGTGTAAGTTGGTTCAATACCCGTTTGCTTTCCATGATACATAATAGCATCTGTATTATCATCAGTGTCAACGTATCCATCTAATCCCGATTCCGCGTTTACTACATCTGCTATCGAACTTGCATGATTATAATCTAATTGAGATGCTTTCTTTGGAAGATTAGCTTTAGGAGCTGCGTTCTTTTGTAAATCATCATATGCTTTTGTTCCCATAACAGCTTCACCATCTGGGTCAAATTGTGATACATAAGCAAATGCTTTTTGATAAGCTGGAGAATCATCTTCTCTATCGTATGCATCTCCAACCGTAGTTGTTTTGCCTGTTTTTGGGTCTTTGAATGTTGCACCAAATACGTCATCATGTTTCCAACTATCTGCGGATGGGTCAGCTTTACCTTTAATATCAGATACATCAATTGAATCCAAATTATCCATCCAATTTGTATTTACTT